TTTACAATTTTTCTTTCTTTTTTCTGCTTTTTTTCTCTGCCGCTCTTGACTGGAAGTGATGGCCTGCTGGAGATCTAGTGCAGCATCTTGGGCTGCAAAGCCGTCCTGGGCGTGTACGAACCAAACTATCATGATATCATTGTCGCGACATGTCTGTAATTCCGGCAGCTTGTCGACTCGAGACCAGTAACCTTTAGCGAAGAAGTCCGGCCTGTGAAGTTCTAACATGGCGCACAGAGAGCCGTTCTCGTCCTCTTTGGCTGGTAACACACGCGACACATAGGGTAATTGCATCAGGATGCCTTTACGCGTGCCGTATGGTGCCATGGGCTTACCGCTAGTTCTCTGCTTGCCACACCAGTCGTCCGAATTAAGATAGACAAACACTTCACCCAGCTCTGCGGCAGACTTTAACAGAAATACTTGTTCGGTCGTCGGAGGATCGAATCCACCGCTGACTGCCACTACCGGTCTTTTTTCAGCCAACTTTTTTCTCCTCCTGCTCGATCAGGCGGTTGAGGTACCACCTGGCTTTTTGCAGGTCTTGCATTTTGCTGCCCTTGTGCCCGGCTCGAGCCAAATATTTGATTACATTGCCGGCATGAAAGCCCAGTCGCCAGTCTTCGATGACATCGATCACTTCGATGGTTCCGTGATTGTAGTGCCTTGGGTGATCGACAGTTGACATCATACCACCTCCAGGCTGCTGGTCACAATATGAGTCTCCACGTTGCCGGCTCGTGAGACTCGGGCTAGGGCATGTTCCGGCTCCTTCTGGTTCGTTGCAAAAAAGTAAGCGCAGTCCCATTCTTCTTCTCGCAAGAGTTGCATCGCATTTTTCTTAAAATTTTCTTCTAGGTCCACCACATCGACGTGAAAGGCCAGCTCTTCGCTGGCAATTCTTGCCACGGTAGTGTCGCCTCCAGTTCTCGAACTGACTACGATCGTGGAAGAAACAGGAAGCATTGTCAGATTGTCTCTGATAGTATCGGCATCAAGCCAGTGAGGGCTGGCTGCCACAAAAACTTTCATTTAGCTATGCCCCTTTCTTTCCGAATAGGCCTTAACCGCCTCCGGATAAAGATCGTTGACCATTTCTAACATTCCTTTTGCGAGTTGTTGAATTTCCCACTGCGCGCCATCATGAGTACGCAGATCAATAAATTTCAAGATGTTGTTGAGATTTGCACTAGCATAATATTCGGTCAAGAGGTTTTGCGGTAGAACACCTCTGGCCTGCTCGCGACACACGCCTGCAGCCAACATTGCATCAAATAGCTTAAGCGCGTCAGAGTGAAATCTCTTCATCATTTGGGCGGCACTTCCCTTATAATAGCCTTTAATCTCTCCAGTACCCACTCGAATTTCAATTTCGGGATTGATTGAATCAACATTGGATGCCTGCCGATTGGACTTGTGCTGCGTTCGAAAATCTTCTGGCTCGTAAAATTCCAGATTGAAATCGGTGTAGCGACGACTGATTTCGTTGTAGCTCCACGTGCGATGCCTGTGGTGTTGCGATCTAACAAACAGAGGCACCTTACATCTGAAAGTTACGTGGCAGTGCTCGAGCGTCGACGTGTGTCTATGATCGATCAGATATTTGATGAGCTTCTTATCTTTCTTGTCCAGCTCTGTTTTGTGCTTTCCAAAGCTGACTCGAGCAGCATTGACAATGGTGAGATCGTCTCCCATGTGCTGCACGTATTCGACAAAACACTTGCTGTGACCGTACAGATCGATCTTTTTCTGGTAATCATTTTTCACGATTGCAAACCTTGACAGCTTCAACGATTAAGTTGGCGACCTTATAAGGATCGCAGTTTGATGCTGGTCGACGATCTTCAAGATAACCTGTCCACTTTTTGGCAGTATCAGCCGGCACCCGAATTGATGCACCGCGATCGGCCACGCCCCAACTAAATCTCGAAATGTGCTGCGTTTCGTGCAGGCCTGTCAGCCGCTGATCATTATCTTCCCCATAAGCATCGACGTGTTCAAAATGCCGATTTTCTAGCGACTTGAGAACCTGCTTGAAGTGTTTTTCGTTGCCGGCTCGCATAATGCCGTTGGAAAAATTGGTGTGACAGCCAGAACCGTTCCAGTCGCCTTTGACCGGCTTGGGCCTGATATCGGCATCCAGTCCGTGTGACTCTGCAATACGATAAAGCAGATATCTGCTGATCCAAAGATCGTCACATGCTTTGAGTGTGTCATCTCCAAAACACTGAAACTCCCACTGGCCCACGGCAACCTCGGCATTGATGCCTGTCAGCTCTATACCCATCTCGAGACATTTGTGCAGATGTTCCTCTACAACCTTACGACCTTTGACCTGATTGCCACCAACACCGCAGTAATAGAGGCCTTGCGGACCTGGATAGCCTCCCTCAGGAAAACCAAGCGGCTTGCGATCTTTGGTCAGAAAATATTCCTGCTCAAATCCCCACCAAAATGCTTGACCATCGGCAAAATCCTGATTCTCACGCAGCTTAGCACGATAGTTGGATTCATGAGGAGTACCGTCCGGATTAAAGACTTCGCATAGCACAATCAAGTGTGTATTGGTCTTGTCGTAAGGGTAGTATCGAACCGGCTTTAGAATTCTTTCGGAATTATCTCCAGGAGCCTGACGCGTAGAGGAGCCATCAAAGTTCCAGTCAGGTGCGGTGCCATTCCATCCGCCCGTGGGCTTTCCACTGTCTTTGTGGGCATTTATTACTTTAATTTTGCTGCGCAAATTGGGCGTCTTGTACCCATCTAACCAAACATATTCAAGCAGAACCTTGTTCACTTAATCTCCTAATCACTCTCGATCCAATCGTTAATGTACGCGACGACGGGCTGCAACCTAGCAGGCATCGTCTCAGATAAACGACTGACTGGAATCCATTCCCAAGCGTCATTCTCAGGATGGCCCAGTTCAGGACTTACAGGCAGAAACGGTTGCACATCAGAAGTTCGATCGGCCAAAAAGTATGTTGCCGTCTTTTTCTTTGAGCCTTTAGTTCGATAGGTGACCGGCGGGGCGTTGACGCCTACCAATGCAGCATCGCGTCCTACGTTGATGCCTGTCTCCTCTTCAAGTTCTCGACACGCTGCCTGAATGTGACTTTCACCGACATCTAATTTACCCTTAGGAAAGTCCCACTTGCCATATGAACGAACGCAAAGCACACAAGGTTCATCGCCTGCCCAATCAATAACCGCCACTCCAGCGCTGTGAATCATTTATCCTCCGTACAAGGGAGATTATAGTACGTAGTGACAATAAGTTTATTTTTTGAGCAGCTTTCCGGTCTTCCAGGCCGTGGCAATATCTGCAATGCCCTGAGAGCCAATATAGGCCAGAGCAATAGCCAGCCACTGTTCTCCGTCAATTTTGTCGACGGTCAAAAGCACCGTGGTCGTCACCCAGACCAGGAGTTTACGGCTCATGAATTTTTCGAGATTTCTGTCCAATATTGCTTTCATATTACAAATCCTCCACTGATTCGTCGATGTCCAGCTGTATGATCTCCTCAGACTGAATAGGCTGAACAAAGACGCTGGCTCTTATTGTTTTAAGTTCTGTCTCTGCGTTTCTTTGCTGATTGAGAAGATCGCCGAGGGGTCGAAACTTACCAACGTTAACCTGCACGTTATTGCTAATTGGCTGCTGGCTGCCGACAAAAGACGTTTGGTCAATACTGACTCGATAATCTGATATTACATTAGCAGCTGTAAGTCCATTTAAAAAAGAATTTACAGCTGCTTCAAATTGTCGTGCGGTAGAAGCTTTTGCTACTTCAAAAAGAAATAATCGTGCAATATTTCTGACTGTTCTTCTAATTTCAATCATTAAACGCCGAATATTGATTCGCGAAAATCCTGTTTTTTGTTGCAGAGTTGTTTTTTGAGATACTGCGCAAATTACACCGTCAACATTTACATCATCAACAATAGGATTAATTGCTGCTGCTATAAGCCTTTCTACATCTGTCTCTTCATCAAAAGCTATAGTTGATTGCATTGCGTTTCCTATCGCACCGCGAGTATATCCCATGGGAGCCGTATGCGGACCAGCAATATTATCATTGAGTGCAATTGTCCCAATTTGGCCAACTGATGGTGGAGTTTTTATTATTAGATTTTCTAAATTTTCAGTTTCCGGAAAATTTATGAGTACATCTGGAAAATAAAAAGCACCAAACGAACTACCTAAAGCTCTTTCTTCAAATTTATTTATCGTATTCGTTAAATCAGGTTCTTGTTCAGAACCGGTTACGTAATTCTCATCTGAATCGTACTGTTCAACATCACCAATAAATAAAACGTTAAATTTGTCTTGCGATAACTGTACAGCCTTATTAGTGATTACACGGTGCCTTATGCCAGGTATTGATAAAAGTTGCATATCAGCTTCGGATTTTTCTGATAAAATATCTAAAGCTTTACTGTAAGCAGCCGTAGTTGACTGGGACGGTCCATTTAAATTAGGATCAAAACGATTTCTAAAAACAGCAACATCTGTCATGTTGTTAGACTGTTCATCAAATATATTCAATCCATTAAATCCACCCTGCATGGGAACGGTAAATGACAAATTTTTTCTGCTGGCCGGATCTTTAAAATCCGTATTGGGATCGACAAAACGAATTTTATCACTGATACCTGTGGCATCTGATTTATTTAATGCCGATGGCAGTTTTCCATTTCTTACATAAATTGCGGCCGGCCATTCTGAAGGATCAGGTGCCAAAAGAGATTTGCCATTGCCAGAAGAACCGGTTATAACTGCAATGCGCTCTAGGGTAAAAAGGTTGTTGTTAAAACGATCAGCATCTAAAATACAGCCAGCCACATCGGCAACTCCGGCATTGTCTCCAATCCATGGATTTCTGAAGTCAGTATTGAAATCTGGGAAATACAAAAACATGTTTTGCATTGAACCGATATCGTGTCTAATATTTGGATTATCGATATCATCTTTCCTGGAGTACTGAATACCCCAAGTTAATCCAGGCATGACTTTAAGTTGATCAGTACCAGGAACTCCTTCAGAAAGTCTTTCTCTAAATTCTATGGGGGGCTGCACAACGCGGCGCAGGGTATCTGTTGAAATGCCTGATATATCAGTAGCGTCGCTACTAAAAGTGCCTGTTAAAACGGGTTCCCCTGTACGTAAAGCTGTACCGGATGTCACGAGGTGGTAAGGGCCTCTAAAACCAATAGGAACTGCAAAATTAGGTATATTACCATCTAAAAGTTCTTGAGAAACTTCGACACGAATGAATTGATTGGTAAGCGGCCGGCCGCCGACAATGACAGTCTTTTGTGCGTTTGAATCTGTATCAAAATCATAATAAGCATATCTATCGCCAATCTTATTAACAATGAAATTTTCAGAAACTGGATCTAGCGTACAGTCTAAAAAAGAAATTAGTGGTAACGTAGGCTCGTGTTCGCTAGCCGAAGCTGCAAAAACATCTAGATTAAATTTAGCCCAACCAGCTGGAGTTGAATCCGGAACAATATTGCTTATTATAAACTTTAAATCTTCTTTTAGTTTACCGTCAGAAAATGCATGCAATTTAAATAAGTCAAATCGTTTTCCATTTATCTTTTGCGAAACAACAAACGGCGAAAATGCTTTAGCAAATCTGTTCTGATAGTTTTCAAAATTAGGTATGCCAACATATTCAACCGTTCCATCAACTGCAGTATTTCTTGCTGCTGAAGATGTTAACAGTAATACGACTGGCTCTCTTTCATTGAAATTAACTGTGTTGTCTGTAAGCCCCGAACCTGTTACTACAGCAAGATCAGAATAAACATCATAATGTAAATGCAAATAATGCCCAGCTTCTTGAATTTTGGTAGGATCAGTATTAAACACATCAGCAAAATACAATGAATCTCCCAAGCTCTTGTTGACAGGCAAATCAAATTCAGTTATCAAGCTGCTTTCAATCAAATCTTGATAAGTTGCAACTGGATTCATTGAACAATAAATGGAACTAGGATAAGCATCAGTTGATACATGGCCATTTAAAAGCATTTGAAATGTCGATGTTCCAAACGAAGATACCATACTACCAATATTGCATCCACCATCGCCTGAATTTCCAAAAGTATCATACGCAGCAATCGACGTTGGCGTGTTATTGGGCTCAAGATTAGAACTCAGAGAGAGAACAACGCCAGACGGAGCAAATAGCATGCCGCGAATAATTGGCGCAGCGGTATTTTGCCCGACAGTTTGAATGCCGGCATCGGAAAGGTAGGTGGAGCCAGCCGATTCCGACATAAAGGCCACCAAAAAATAGGCGCGACCCAAAACTCCCGGATTTGTTGCAGTAGATCCTGCATACGTATTGGGGCCTACAAGATTGGTGCCGGTATTGATTATTTCCTGCCCGACCACAAAACCAGCGTTGTTGACGCTGCCTGGATTATTCCCTGTTGTCAATCTTGCTTTACAATCTCCAGCACCCAAAGTACGAAAATAAACTATCGATCCTCCGCCATTTATAAAATAACGATTTGCTGCCAACATGCCGTTTTTTTGCTGTTCAACAGCTTCTTCTAAGGTGCCAAAAACAGATTCAAAATCAGAATCACTAGCAATATCAAATGGTACAAAAGCAGGGCCAGAAATTGATGTTCCTATAAACGCAGCTGGAGCGGGTACAGCAGAAGGAGTATCTAGCGTATTTAAAACTTGCGTCGATACGCTATTTCCGACGACACTTGGTTTACTTGGTGATTGAAACTTTGGCATGACTTACTCAGAACTAAATATCCCAGTAAGTAATTTTCCGAAGGGACATTATGCCGGTTTCTTTATCACTTCAATTTCAATATCCGTTGCGCCTGAAGTTGCAATTAGACGGTGCCAAATAAATTGGGGAATATTGTAAGACTCTCCGCGCACTAATTTTATTGGCAGCTCATTATCCATCTGCAAAAGCCAACCGCTGCCGGCCAATAATTTTATCGTGCGATCTTCGGGATCCTGGTGCCACACCATTTTTTCTGCGGACGATGCCAAAAACTTGCGAACATAGTGGTTGGATGCAATCTTTTTTTCGCTGAATGGCAGTGGGCCTAGCTCCATTACCACCACTGCTTGCCGGTCTTTTTGAGACCCAGAGACTTCCAGTAGCGAGGCAAACGACAGGACCAGTATCCAGCTTTGGTCTTGTCATTTTTCTTTTTACACTGATGCCGTGACACAAATGACTTCACGCGGTCTGGATCGTCAATGCCCACTGTCATGCCTTTAATACCAAACTGTACTTTTTTCACGTTTTTGGTCTTGGGATCTCTCACATATACGTGAAATTTCGAATTTCCACTGCCACCTCTTTTGGGCTTGTTAAGCTCCACGTCTTTGCCCTGATAGTCAGCTTCTTCCAAACCTTCGGGAATAGGAATGTCCAGAGGCACCTTACGCCCTTCATATAACGCAAATTCTCCGATGTCCGTCCCCAGCATTTCCTGCTCAAACCAGTTCAGCTTTTCTCCGCTTTCATGCATGCGAGACTTGATCTGCCTGACCTGTTCATAAAACTTAAGCGACCAGGGCCGATATACGATATCGCTAATTCTTTTTGGATTCTGCCAGGATTCTTGCAGAACTTCCATTACCATGTCTTTGAGTGCTTCTTCGCTTTTGATTTTCATTACATCACCCTGAATAATGCCGCATTGCTGACATGTTCCAGCAGGCAGTTCTAATACGTATCTTACATCTTTGTTACACCGACTGTGACCGATATGAGGCGCCATAGAATCAATCTTGACTGCCCTGCCCTGCGCGTCAAAAAACAAAATATCAAGAGGAACGTGTGTGTTCTTCATGTGAAACGAGGCTGGTCCGCCATCCATTACAAAAAACATGCCACGACCAACCGGCAAATGTCGTCGATGCATCAAGCCCTGAGCTCGTTCCTTTTCAGTTTCGGCAACTTCAACATCAAAAACATCGTCGTTAATCTGTATTTTTTCTCTGCGCATCGATACTAAATATAGGCAAACGTCCTTAAAACTCCGGACTGGAATAACCCTTTTTATTGAGCAATTTCATATTGGCTTCTCCAGGAGTTCGATTACCTTTTTTGTTATTGCATGTAGCACAGGACAATACTAAATTGGACCAAGTGTTTTTTCCGCCGCGGGATTTTGGCACCACGTGATCCATTGTGGCGCGAGAGAAAGAGATTCGGCTGGCACAGTATTGACAGGTGGCACTGTCTCGCTCGTATATGTTTCTGCGAGTGGGTCTGAGCTGCTTGGGCTTGAATTTTAGAGCGCCCAAAAAAACGCCGCGCGCAAAACGGACTACGGCAGGAAAAGGTTCTTGGCCAGAAGAAGTACCGATGCTGATGTCTGGATCATGCTCTACTACTTCAAAACGGCCAGAATAAAGATCTTTGATAGCATCCTGCCATCGAATTTTATAGAGAGGTTCAAAGCCTGTACTCAAAACTTTGACCAGAGGTTTTGCAGGGCGATCACTCACATAGATAAGTAATTCTGTGGGCATTGATTCAGCTCATTATTGTGGACATCGGAAAATTACATGCAGATTCTTTTAATCATGGTCATCTTTGTGATCATGCACGTGACCATATGGTATGCATCGAATGCTCAGCTCATTATGCAAAACCAGCGCGCTGCTTTAATGATTGCTTTGGTTCTAAGCATACCCATATCGTTATTAACATTTTATGCAACAAAGGTCGGTTATTCATATTTTGACAACCTTTGGTCCGTACGGCTATTGGCTTTTGGCGCCTCATATTTAGTATTTCCAGCCATGACATATTTTTATCTGGACGAGTCGCCCTTTCGGACTAAAACTATGATCTGCATTGCGTTGTCTATTGTCATCATGGCCATTCAAATTTTCTGGAGAGACCCGTGACAAAAGACTTTTATTGGATACTCGCTATTATTTTTCTGGGTCTACTGAGTGTCATTGACGCAATGCTGACTTGGGAGGCTGTGACGTCTGGCGCCGCTGAAGAGCTCAATCCTCTCATGGACATGATGATAAAAATGGGGCCATGGCACTTTTTTGTCTCTAAGCTGTCACTGACTTTTGCGGGTATGGTCCTGTTTTATTCCATGCGTAGACATATGTGGACCAAAGTTGCTATAGTGTTTTGCTGCTTAGTTTATACGATTGTCACTGGTATTCACTTGCAATTTGCCTTGTAAAGACCTCAAGACCACTTGACAGCGTTTCTAGTTTCTTTTTGCGTCGCAGTTTTTTAAATCGGTATTCTGCGCGCAAAGCTGCGCCTTTATTCTCTGATACCTCTGCACACTGCAAAAGCCTGACAGGCCGGCGAGCCCGGGTATACTTGGCACCTTTGCCTCTATTGTGAGTAACAACTCGATCTGTTACATCTTTTGTTATGCCACAGTAAAGAGAGCCATCACAGCATTCAACAACGTATAGGTACCACACTATGGATTTTGAATGGACAGATCCGTGGTCTTGGCAACTCGAACCTGGCCATTGGGCAGTTGAACTTTGGCAAAGGCCTCAACGGGAGGCACGCCGCCTACCATCATGTATCCGCCTCCAACTTGCTTGTAAAATATCTCAACAACTTGTCCGTGCAGCGTCGGATCCAAAAAAGCCCGCACGGTGTCTCCAATTCGAATTTGTCTCATGCTTTAGCAACCTTCGCCATCAAAAGAGACTGCGCCCTGCTGACAGCTTCGTCAATCGATTCTTTTTGGGCTGCGGCGTGATTTTTGATATCAGACGCTTTCATTTCGTCCAACAATTGCCACAGCGATTCTCTCTCTTCGTCCAGTTCGCAAAGCAGCTGAATAGCGTCCTCGAGGGCTTGTGCCATTCGATTGATATCTCCAGAAAGACTCTCTTTTTTCAGCTTTTCAATTTTATCTTTGCAGGACTGCATGTCAATATAGTAATCACAATGACCAGTGAGTAAATTAGATCAGGTCGTAGCTCTCCAGTAGCTTGAGAAATTCTTCGTCTTTAAGCTTTTTGCTAGCGGCCTTTTTCTTGGGTCTGCGCTTTGCCGATTCGGTCTTGGTCTTGGTCGGCTTTTTGGCCGCAGCTTTCTTTTGGGGCTCAGGCTTTTCTTGCTTGGCCGGCTCTTGTTTGACCTCAATCGGCTCTTCCTTTTCCGTCGGAGTCGGTTCGGGCTCGACAGGCACTGCCGCAGTCTGTTCCACGATCTTGGGTCGATTGATGACCGCGGCTGTCACGATGGGTTGGGAGCGGTTGATTGTCTTGACCGCAGCTTCAACTGTCACTGTGCGTCTCAGTTCGGTCTGGAGCTCGAGCGGCACAAAAACTCGGTCGTCGATGATCACCTCGAGTCGCGTATTGTATTTGCCCTCTGATATCATGTTTTTCAGGGTGGGTATCTCGACGTGGATCTCTTTGCCTTCGCTTCGCCCCTTGAAGCAAAAGTTGATGCCATTGGGTCCTTCCATGACGAACTGGCTACGAACAGATGATCCAGCAGCTCCAGCAATGTCCACCGAAAAGGCCAGGCTGTTGTCTGTGTCTAGATAAATGTCAAAATCACTCATGCGGATTCTCCGTCGTCGCTATCCTCTTTGGGCCGCCTCAACAGCTTTGCTTTGATAAATATCCCGCTTCTACTCCTTGCGACCGAATTGTTTTTGAGACGGGCTCGGATCATTGGGTCTCGAGTCTTAGGCGGCACAGTGCGTTTTTTAATGCCGCAGATTTCTTGGTGCACCATTTTGTCATTGACTTCTACCAGGCAGGCCTTGACGGTGTAAAGAACGCTCTGAGGTTGGCGACCGATCTTGGTTCCACCGCCGCCAATTTCAATGGGGGGCGCAGGAGGAGTTGGCGCAATTTCGCCGCCATATCCCTGCGTGACGATCTTTTTGGTGAGAGTGGATGTGGCCGGATTGTTGCCAAAGCCTCTCGTGACGATGGAAGCGACCATGCGCTAAGTCCTTGTGCGTGAGAAGACTTCGTTGACAGTTGGCGATCCAGCAGAATCTTTCATGTCGAAACGGGCAATTTCTGTGGTGTTATCTTCGGCAAAAAAGATCATCTGATTGAGGGTCGGATCCAGGATCCACTTGCCACCGGCAATGTCGTAATTGAACTTGAGTCGCTCGTCGGTCGGATTATATTCTTCTGAAGCGTATCTCGGATTGCCGCCTCCGGTGTCCCATAGGATCGAGCCGGAAAACTCTGTGGTAAAATTGATCTGCGATGCATAAATGCCTGTGTCAGTTCCAACTTCGTGCACGCCTGTCGTCGATCTGGCTGCGGAGATATTTCCATCGCCGTCGATCAGAGTGAAGCCCACCGTGGCCAGTCCGCGCTGGGATCTGCCGAAATTAACGCTCTTGACCAATTTAATTGTCATGAAAACTCCAGAAGTTTTTTGCGGTTAATCACGGCCAGAATCTTTCCGCGGCCGGATGTTTGCCCTATCACATTTTTGTTTTCGTCCAAAACTAAAAGCGTAGGAAATTGCTTGACATTATAATAATCAAAATCCATCGGATTGGAAATCAGATTGTAGCAGGGAATGCCGGCTTCGGAAAGCTGTTTAGCCATGTCGTCGGGAGAAAGACTGAAATAGGCGTAGCTTCTTTCGGGCTCCACGACTTCCACGTGATCGCGACCATTTTGCCAATATGGAGTGCCGCCGTAGTTTATCAACAGCTCTTCACCCGAGTGAATATCGCGTAGCGCATAATACTCAAAACCTCGAAATTCAGGATGGTTTCTCCAGCAGCAATTGGGCTCGGAACTGTGATTGTAGAGCGAGCCGTAGCCCCAAGCCAGCACCTGTTCTCGATAATTTAGAGACTTGGGATAGCAGAACTGATAGTCGCGGAGGGATTCGTCTTCTGAACTGAGAGAGTGAATAGGCGTGCACTCGATGACTTCTCCGGCCGAAATAGCTTCGGTGGCAAATACACCTAGGCCCTTTCCAGGAGATTGCGCCACTTTGATCTTGGTGGGAGGATAAAATTCCAAATCAGCCTTCCTTGCGCTCAAAGCCGTAAGCAATTGCATCGAACTGAGCGCCGGCGCCAACAGTGCCTGCTGTGAGATCGTCATTGATTTCGACGACCAGGCGGTGATTGGTATTTTTGGCCAACTTCAAACCGTACTGAAAGCCAAATACGCCTTTGAAATCCAAAACAGGCAAATAACCGTCAGAGACGTTCTTACCGCTACCTGAAATTGACGGAGCCAAAAAAGCATTAGCGGCATCGCCAAAGGCTGGATTACCCTGGCACAACCGAATAAAACTGAAGTTAACGATCAGATCCGTGGCAATATTTGTTTCGCCATTGTTGTCTTCGTAATATATTCGCACCCCGTTAGTCAATGCCGAGCCAATGCCCAAAAAATCATTGCCAAGTGACACGCCAGTTGCAGCTATCAAAAAAGATACGCTGGTAATATAAATGTCCAGATTTGGCACGGCTTGAATATAAAAAAGCTGCGAAGTTGTGGAGCCGTCAACAAGCATGCTTGATGTTGTGCCATCCCCATCCAGAGTCAAAAAATCACGGAAGACCTTCTGAATATCTCTTTCGTCATCTGGCGGAAATGGTGCAGGAGACACGCGCAGATATCCGCCGTCCTCAATCAGAGCTTGCTGGTTATCATCGATAATAGAAGTTCTGCGCGCCATTATTACCTCTCAGTAAACAAAAAGGTTCTGGCGCCAAACTGAACGTCCATAGATGTATTGCCGGTCGGAGGAGTAACAGTAATGGCAAATGAATTGCCTTTTTTCAAAACCAATCTTGCAGGTTGCAAATTATTAAATTGGCCAATTGGAAAGCTAAGTAATGCCACATTAGTGCCTCCCGTGACAGTCGAACCTTGAGCACCATATTGCAGTGTCACATCTAATTCTTTGGAGGAACCAAAATTTTGATTAAGAGATGTAGTTGCTGTTGGGGAAGAAATAGAAGTCGGATTTTTATACCAGTTCACTCTGAACATATCAGGCGAACCGCCAGTTGTGGCTTCAGCAACAAAAAAGAAGTTTTCAAAAATGAGATCTTTGTCTTCATTATTTTCACAGAAAAATATAGCGCTTTCTGCTGCATTCGTTAGATTAACTAGAGGAGTGCCTAGGAAAAACGCCTCTCCACTTGCAGCTGCCTCTGTAAATTCAGGCTCAATAACGCTTCTAACTTGAAGTTTATTAGATGAGTCGATTTTAGCTTTCTTTCCAGAACCTGTGCCGTCTAATAGTTGAAATCCCATTTCTTAAGCTCCATTATTGTTTGGTAGTCTATGCGCATTAATCCCCACGGAGACTTGCAGAGACGTATTGGATGGCGGAGGTATGATATTAACCCCAATGGAAGACCCTTTGGGCAAAATTGTCGCTGCAGTTTCCGTAGTTAGCGATTCGACCGGGGCAACCAAGGCTGCATATGTAGATCCGCCCGTCAATGAAGCGGCCTCAGCGCCTATTTCGCTGGTGAGCGTGAGTGTGTTAGAAGATCCAAAATTAATGTTGGGAGCCAAAAGAGCAGTGCTTGAACCGCCACTCATAGCCGTCGGATTTTTAATGATGATGCCTCTGACGTGGTTCTCTGTACCACCGGTACTGGCTCTGACCCCGACCAAAAATCTGGTGATAACCAGGTCAAAATCATTATCATTTTGAAAATAAAGCACTGCACTTTGATTTGCCGATGTGAGAGTTACAAATCCAGATCCGATCAGGTAAGCATCGCCGGAAATTGCTGCCTCTTCCCGCTCAGTTCTCTGCACTGCATCTGTCTTAAGTCTGTTGACATCAGTGACTTGCGCAAGATAACCGTTGCCTGTTCCATCTTCAATATTAAATCCCATATTTTTTCCTAGCTGTTATTTGCAAGCAAGAAACCTTGAAAGCCTGTATAGATGTTAATAGGCTGCTGACCATTGGGCTCGTAAGAGACGCCCAGTGATCCTCCCTTTGGTACTACCAAATAAACATTGCCAAAAACTCTAGAAGCAGCATTTTGAGTCTGATAAAGTACAGGAGTGTTTGATCCTGTTGGATTCATCCAAAAGCCGTCACCGCCTTTTTTGACATCAACTTCAAAAGTCACTGCACTGCTAATTTTTCTGTTGACGACTGTAATATCTGTACCAGCAGAAACAATAGAGCCCGTAGTAATATTTGGGTAGACTCTCATTAAAGCCTTTTCAGTTTCGGATCCGCCACTGAGTCCAGTGCCGATAAACCAAGCTGCAATCACGATATCTTTATCTTCATTATTTTTAAAATAAAGTAGAGGAGTTTCAATCGATGCCGAAACTGCCAAAAATTCAGTATTAATATTGAATGCGTTGCCTCTTCCAACGGCATCTTCAAAAAAAGTTTCGCTTTTAACAGAGGCTAGAGCTCTGTTTTCACTATCAATTTTTAGCGAAAAACCTTGACCCGTTCCGTCTTCAATTGTTGTTGCCATTTTTAATCACCCGAGTGTATCATTGTCGTACCACCAATGTGTGACGACAAGAGCTGTAGCTGTAACCGTCCCATTTGGAGGTGTAAGTTTAAAGCCAATGCTAGTGCCCTTAGGAAGCCGCCGCCCAAGCGGCAAAATAATTCTGTCAATTGATTGCTTGATCTTCTGTGGAGCGCCGGTACCATCCACTAGTGTGTCACCCTCTACTCCTTTAAAATTATCTCCGTTTGGAATATTCGCAGAGCCGTGATTGGAGTTTGAGATGCCGGCTGATACTGCATTATCGATAATGGTTCCCGACGTTGGATTTCGCAGAACTCTGAAGGTCCAGTCCTGATCGGAACTAGCACTGACAGCCGTGCCTAAAATCAAAACAGCCCGGTCCAGCACGAAGTCTCTATCGTCTGTATTTTTGGTATATAGCACTGCTGTCTCATTAGCGCCGGTAAAACTGACCGGAGTCGAAGCGATCTGATAACCGTCTCCCACTACAATAGCATTATCTTCTTCAGTAATAATAACAGCCTGCGACAGTAATCGATTTTGACCGGTCACTCTCAGCCGGTTTCTGGTTCCTGTTCCATCTTGAATTGTTGTCGACATATCAATCTAACTCGTCATTTTCGAAAATATTAGGATCAATGACAAAATCGTTTTCGTGCACTTTATACATGTTTGCAATTCGACTTTGATGCAAGTTCTTTTTAGTGATCAGATTCAAGTCATTGATCAGTATTATTTGCTGCGCTAATTTTGCGGTCAGCACCTGAATGTCGTCCTCGACAGAATCAATTGTAATTACTTTGCCCATTTCGTTTATCTCTTTGCAACTAAGTATATTGACAGCGTGCCTCGATCCGTAATGTCCAAGGAAACACGCAAAAATTTGCCTGTAAAGACAGTGCGCTCCAAAGTGAAAGCGCTATTGGAAGGGGTGACAAGTATAGAACCATTTTCCATATCATCGTAGTTAGTTCCGTCGTTTGACTGTTGTAGCGTAACTTCGGTGTCGCCTTGAATACTTGAGCCGACAAATTGGACCGAAATCCTATTGTAATCGGAAATGTCAGAGGATGTAAAGGTGGTTGGACCGACGGTGAGATCATAGGACGTCGCCAGGGTTTCCTCAAATGCAAGAAGTTCGGGTATGTATGCCATAATGTCTACTCGATGAACCAGTTGGATGTGCCATCGTTATAAAGACTGATGGCAATGTAATTTCTATTTAATATCGCGGTCGAATCGCCGTCGATCAGATCTGAGCCGGATGCCACGATCGTGATGTTGTTTTTCTTGGCATTGCCGTCTTCGTCTTTGAATCTCAGATCTCTCTCGCCCACGTCTGAAATTTTAGGAAGCTGAATGGTCACTTCATCGGTCGCTGTGTATCTCACGCCGATTCGATAGTCGTTGATTGTCGCTGTATAGACCGGTTGTGTGATGCGAGTTGTGGGTGTGGTGATGCTATTGTAATAGCGGACAGAACCAGAAACTGAAACATCGCCGCCAAATACCGAAACGCCTTCAGAAGCTCCGCCCGCCGAATTTATGGCGCCAGAAACATAGAAGAAGACATCCGTTCCTTTATCGCTTGGTGCATCTACGGTACCAGCTTCAGCTCCAGGAATTGCTACAGAGCCAGTTGTGAATATAGATCCGTTAGTCGTCGAATCCCAGTAGGTATCCGCTTGAACTGAACTGACAGTGACTGAACCATTTGACTGTGAAGTAATGATGACATTATCGCCAGAAATCAAATAAGAGGTGCCGTCTGTTAATTGCGTGAGAGAGCCGGATAGACCAAGCAAACCATTGACAGAACCAGAAGCCGTAACATCGCCACCAAACAGAGCAGTCTGAGTCTTGTCTAGAGCGCCTGAGACGTAAAAGAAAACATCAGTGCCTTTATCCGTCGGATCATCTATTGTTCCAGAGTCACCTCCTGGAATTGCGACTGAACCCGTAGTGAATATAGCACCATTGGTTGTTGAATCCCAGTAGGTAGAAACAGATGCAGCTGTAGAAGATATCGTAACAGGGCCATTTGACGCAGACGTAATTGTTACGCCTGGACCAGCAATCAAATAAGAAGTACCATCGGCCAGCTGTGTAAGAGAGCCGGATAAGCCCCCTAGGTGGACAGAAGTGCCGGTCACAAACAGATCGCTCTCAATAGAAGTATCGCCGGTGACGTTAAGAGTGCCTGATACGTCTGTGGATCCTGTGATGGTCAGTTGGTTGTTTGTTCCCCAATCGACGGCATCAACGCCATTAGGATATTCCAGAATACGATTACCCCAATCAAGGGAGATCACACCGGTGCCATCGTAAGCATATCGAGCAACTAGAGCTAGAGTTGCTGTATTAGTTGCATCAACAAGGTTATGAGTAAACTCAGAAATACCACTGCCGTTAACAGCAAGGACTTCGCCGACTGTGCCGCCTTCAATAACCGAAGAGGAAACGTAGGAGGCAGTCACGTTTGTTAGAGCGCTGCCGTCTCCTGTAAAAGATCCGCTAAAAGATCCGGAAAAGCCGGCCAAAGCCGTAATTGAGCCGGAAATAACAACATCGCCACCAAACAGTGAGACTCCTGGAAAAGCACCATTTGCTGACCCGATTGCCCCTGAAACGTAAAAGAAGACATCAGCGCCTTTATCATCTGGAGAATCAACTGACTCAGAGCCGGGAATGGCAACCGAACCTGTTGTGAAAATAGATCCGTTAGTTGTTGAATCCCAGTAGGTATCAGCCTGCGTTGAACTGATGGTTACTGCGCCATTTGACTCCGAGGTGATAGTAACATTGTCGCCGGCAATCAAATAAGATGTACCGTCTGCTAGCTGAGTCAACGAACCAGAGAGGCCAGCTTGGTGAATTGTTGCGCCGGTGAATGTTGTACCTGAGACGGTTGCAACAATAGAATCATCAATCTCAAGAGTAACATCGCCTGAAGTACCGCCACCCAATAGACCATTACCAGCATTGACCGATGTAATATCGCCAACAGTTCCATCATTGGTAATGGTAACAGAACCATTTGAGCCGGTCGTAATTGCAATACCAGATCCAGCAACAAGATAAGAAGAGCCATCCAGGAGCTGGGTTAGGGATCCTGACAATCCTTGCTCAAAGTAACCCGTACCAGACACATAAATGTCACCACCGAACAAAGATCGATTGGTATTGTCTAAAGCGCCAGAAACGTAGAAAAAGACATCCGTTCCTTTGTCACTGGGAGAATCTACACTCTCAACTCCAGGTATTGCAACCGATCCAGTCGTGAATATAGATCCATTTGTAGTAGATTCCCAGTAAGTATCAGCCTGAGTATCTATAGAGCTTATGGTTACTGCGCCATTGGACTCTGAGGTAATAGTAACATTGGTACCCGCAATGAGATAAGAAGTGCCATCGGCCAACTGAGTTAATGATCCGGAAAGGCCGGCTTGGTGAATAGTGGCGCCAGTAAATGTGGTTCCGCTGACAGTCGCCACAACTGAATCATCGATATTCAGAGTTACGTTGCTATTTGCCCCTCCGTCGACAATATCGATGCCTGTTCCACCGGTTAAAACTCTTTCATCAGTCAATTCAGCATTGAGTGCCAGGGTGACATATTGGGCATTTGCAGGAGTGTTGCTGGAGACTGTAACTTGACCATTTGATTCTGAAACGATTGTTACATTGGATCCAGCGACCAAATAAGATCGTCCGTCTGTTAATTGCGTGAGTGAGCCGCTAAGTCCTAACAGGCCATTTACTGATCCAGACGCTGTAATGTCACCGCCAAACAAAGCTGTCTGTGTTTTATCTAGCGCGCCAGATACATAAAAGAAAACGTCTGTGCCTTTATCGCTTGGCGCATCGACAGATTCAGCGCCAGGTATCGCAACTGAACCTGTTGTAAAGATAGATCCGTTGGTGGTGGAATCCCAATATGTGTCGGCTTGCGTGTCTATCGAAGAAATTGTGATGGCACCGTTGGATTCCGAAGTAATCGTAACATTTGTACCAGCAATCAGGTAAGAGGTGCCATCAGCCAGCTGAGTTAAAGAACCAGAAAGTCCGGCTTGGTGAACAGTAGCGCCTGTGAATGTTGTGCCAGATACTGTTGCAACAATAGAATCGTCAATCTCAAGGGTGACATCACCTGAAGATCCTCCACCAAGAAGACCGTTTCCAGCCGTTACTGACGTGATGTCTCCCACTGTGCCGTCATTTGTGATTGTTACGGCGCCATTTGATCCTGTCGTAATTGCAATTCCATCGCCGGCAATTAGATAGGAAGTACCATCGAGAAGTTGAGTTAGCGATCCAGACAATCCCTGCTCAAAATAACCTGTTCCCGATACATAGACATCGCCACCAAAAAGAGAGCGGTTGGTATTATTTAAAGCTCCCGATACGTAAAAAAAGACGTCTGCGCCTTTATCACTTGGCGAGTCAACAGACTCAGAACCTGGAATTGCAACAGATCCAGTTGTAAAAATTGAACCATTGGTCGTCGAGTCCCAGTAAGTATCAGCCTGAGTATCAACTGAAGAAATTGTTACAGCGCCATTTGACTCACTGGTGATTGTGACGTTGGTTCCAGCAATGAGATAAGAAGTGCCATCGGCCAGCTGTGTCAACGAACCAGAAAGACCAGCCTGATGGATTGTTGCTCCGGTAAAAGTTGTACCAGATACAGTGGCCACAATTGAATCGTCAATGTTTAGAGTTACGTTGTTGTTTGCTCCTCCGTCGACAATATCAATGCCTGTTCCACCTGTCAGAACTCTTTCGTTAGATAGCTCTGCATTGAGGGCCAGAGTCACGTACTGAGCGTCAGCAGGAGTATCACTTGAAATTGTGATTTGACCATTAGACTCAGAGACGATAGTCGTGTTCGATCCGGCAACTAAATATGATCGACCATCGGTTAATTGAGTCAAAGAGCCACTAAGGCCCAACAAGCCGTTAACAGAACCGGAAGCTGTTATATCCCCACCAAACAACGATGTCTGAGTTTTGTCTAGTGCACCAGAAACATAAAAGAAGACATCGGTTCCCTTGTCCAGCGGGGAATCTACAGACTCAGCACCCGGAATAGCGACTGATCCCGTCGTAAAGATCGAACCGTTGGTTGTCGAGTCCCAGTAAGTATCAGCCTGAGTATCGACTGAAGAAATTGTTACGGCGCCGTTGGACTCACTAGCGATTGTGACGTTGGCTCCAGCAATCAGATAAGATGTTCCATCAGCTAGTTGAGTCAGCGATCCAGACAAACCGGCTTGGTGAATTGTAGCACCGGTAAATGTAGTGCCAGAAACGGTAGCAACAATTGAATCGTCAATCTCCAGCGTAACATCACCTGATGAACCACCCCCTAACAGTCCGTTTCCGGCAGTGACTGAGGTAATATCACCAACAGTGCCGTCATTGGTGATTGTAACTGATCCATTCGAACCGGTAGTAATTGCAATTCCATCGCCGGCAACAAGATAAGAGGTGCCATCTAATAGCTGCGTAAGAGAGCCTGATAGGCCTTGTTCAAAATATCCCGTTCCGGATACATAAACATCACCGCCGAATAAAGAACGATTGGTATTGTCTAACGCACCTGAAACGTAGAAGAAAACATCAGTGCCTTTATCACTTGGCGAATCTACGCTTTCCTCGCCCGGGATCGCTACGGATCCAGTCGTGAATATGGATCCATTGGTTGTTGATTCCCAGTAGGTATCGGCTTGTGTATCGACTGACGAAATTGTTACTGCACCATTAGACTCGGATGTTATAGTAACATTTGTGCCGGCAATCAAATAAGAAGTGCCATCAGCTAGTTGAGTTAGCGAACCTGACAAACCAGCCTGATGAATCGTAGCGCCTGTAAACGTAGTGCCAGAAACTGTAGCAACAACTGAATCGTCAATATTGAGAGTTACATTGCTGTTGGCGCCTCCGTCGACAATATCGATGCCTGTTCCGCTAGTCAGTACTCTTTCGTCGGTCAGGGTTGCATTTAACGCTAGCGTTACGTACTGTGCATTTGTTGGAGCTCCGCCGCCAGCAGTCGGCGCTGATATCGTAACAGCTCCATTCGATGCTGATGTAATTTCAACATTGCTGCCGGCAATGAGATAAGAGGTACCGTCTGTTAGTTGTGTAAGAGAGCCACTCAGTCCTAACAGGCCTGAAACAGAACCCGAGGTAATGACATCTCCACCAAACAACGATACATCAGAAGAATTCAAAGAGCCCGACACGTAGAAGAAGACGTCAGTGCCCTTATCGCTTGGAGAATCTACAGATTCAGAGCCTGGAATTGCAACCGATCCAGTCGTAAAGATTGAGCCGTTCGTTGTTGAGTCCCAGTAGGTATCGGCCTGAGTGTCAACTGAGCTGATTGTTATCGAGCCGTTAGACTGTGACGTAATGGTTACATTGTCGCCTGCTACCAAATAAGACGTACCATCGGATAACTGTGTCAGGGAACCTGAAAGGCCGGCTTGATGAATAGTAGCACCGGTGAATGTCGTGCCCGAGACAGTTGCAACGATCGAATCATTGATTTCTAGCGTGACATCGCCCGAGGTGCCACCACCCAACAAGCCGTTCCCAGCTATGACTGCAGTAATATCGCCAACAGTTCCGTCGTTGGTAATCGTAACTGCTCCATTCGAACCGGTGGTAATTGCAATGCCAGATCCAGCAATTAGATAGGACGTTCCGTCTACTAGCTGTGTGAGAGAACCTGATAGTCCCTGTTCGAAGTATCCAGTGCCAGAAACATATGTATCACCGCCAAACAGCGACCGGTTTGTATTGTCTAGAGCACCAGAAACGTAAAAGAAGACGTCAGTGCCTTTATCGGATGGAGAATCTACACTTTCAGATCCAGGTATTGCAACTGATCCCGTCGTAAAGATCGAGCCGTTGGTCGTTGAATCCCAGTAGGTATCGGCCTGGGTGTCAATCGATGAAATAGTAATAGCACCATTGGACTGCGAAACAATTGTTATATTGTCTCCCGCAATCAAATAGGAGGTACCATCGGACAATTGAGTCAAAGAACCTGACAGACCGGCCTGATGAATTGTTGCACCGGTAAAAGTTGTGCCTGAGACGGTCGCAACAACGGAGTCGTCGATGCTTAAGGTGACCGTGCTATTGGCACCTCCGTCAGTAATATCAATGCCGGTACCAGCGGTTAAGACTCTTTCGTCGGTGAGATTTGGATCGCTAGCCAGTGTTACATACTGCGCATTGGTCGGAGTGGTACCGGCAATCGTCACTTGCCCGTTAGAGGACGATGCAATAGTCACATTATCGCCGGCAACCAAATAGCTAGACCCGTCAGTCAAACGCGTCAGAGAGCCGCTTAAACCCAGCTGAGCGGTGACAGCACCGGAAGCCAAAAGATCGCCGCCAAAAAGCGAAACAGAGTCTCCACTTAGACTCCCTGAGACATAAAAGAAGACGTCGGTGCCTTTATCACTTGGAGCATCGATGTTTTCTGCGCCCGGAATTGCAACTGATCCAGTCGTGAATATGGATCCATTGGTGGTCGAGTCCCAATAGGTATCGGCCTGTGTGTCTACGGAAGATATCGTTACGGAGCCATTTGATTCCGACGTGATGGTCACGTTGGTGCCGGCAACGAGATACGATGTGCCGTCTGTCAATTGAGTCAGAGATCCGCTTAAGCCCTCGGTGGCAAAAAATGATCCCGTGAAAGCATTCGTAAAAGAGACTATTTCTGTAGTATCATCGTAACACAGATAAGATTTGCCGCCAGCAATGACTCCGGATCCCGTAATCTGGGCTATGTCAGTTATGAACGTGGGCTCTTGGGGCCTTACCAGTACAACGCCTTCAGTGGCATTAGAAACCTGAACAACTCCCACTCTGGCCGCAAAATTTGGCGCAGCCGGCCTAGAATTTGTGTACGTTCCGGAAGTAACTGACGACAGATACAGAATGTCGCCGGCTGCAAAAGTCGAAGTATTTAGATCCCGTACGGCACCGAATGTAGTAATGTATCCCGACTGATTGAGGCCGATTTGCTCCGTTGCCACGCCCAGAATTTGATCTTGCTCGATTTCTTTCTTGAAAGACTTGACGGAAGCAATTGCCTTTTCGACGGTGACATTGCCGCCATTTGCGCCAGATATTCTAACTGCATCGCCATTATTAATAACGACGCCTGAATCGTTGAAGGCATAGACATGTTCTTCTTGGCCCAGCTGCAATCTGACATCAGAACCTTGCATATCGAGAGAGACAGTCTTATTGCCGTCGTCCCAAAACATTCGGCCGGTAGAATGACCAGTTACAGTTGCCTCAGTGTCAAACTGAAGCTCAGGAACATAGTGAACACCAGAAACCAAAACGTCGCCGGCAAAAACCGAAACGCCTCTGGCGTTATCTTCCTTAGCTCCAATGATGCCGGTGACAAAAAGAAAAGTATCGGTAGGAGAATAGTTTTGAGTGCCGCTGGTGATCTGTATGGAATTGTCGCCAGAGCTTGGCACAACTATCGAAGCGGAAAGCGAAAGGTTGGCGTCTATGTGGGTTGCTGCAACCCTCTGATTCGCGTCATCGTAGGTAAATCCAGCATTGCCACCAAACAGGCCGCCATCGTTGTACTGAACATTTGTATCAGCGCCGCCCGGTGAAGTACCGCCTCCCGTCGAACTAATCGTGATTGATCCATTAGACTGCGAGGAGATTGCGATATTGCTGCCGGCAATAAGATAAGAGGTGCCGTCCGTTAATTGAGTGAGCGAACCGGACAAGCCCTGAAAAGCAGAAACTGGATTAGCAAATTCAGCAGAACCCGTAATCTGATGCAGGTCCGTGAGCTGACCGCCGATAATGGTGCTGCCCGACACGTGAAGCTTGGCAAGAGGGTCAGATACCCCAATGCCCATTCTTTCAGAGCCAGTTGTAAAAACAAAATTCGGACTCGAATCAAAATCACCGTCAGTGCTAAACTGTATGACTCCGTTCGAACCCGAAGCTTCTATAACCCTAAATGCTGTCACGTTTTGCCTTCAGAACTATCTCATGTTTCATTACCTTATAGCAATTTTTGAGACGTTGTAAATGTTTGCTTGGCGATTAGCGCCCTGATCTAATGATCTCTCTAATGATTTTTTTCAGCTGCCTTTTGGCGCTTTTTATCTCTGCGCGTCGCGCATTCTCATATATGCCCTGCTCGCCAAAACGACGCAGGTATTTTTTGATCTTCTTGCGAAGACGCTCGGTGAACTCTGAGTCTGGATGGTCTCTGAAATACTGCGGAAAGTTGTAGCCTAGATCAATTTCATCGGCCAGCCTTGCCAGCTCAGAGACGTCTCCCTTTCTCGCCACCATTTGCTGCGCGGCAGACAGGCCAAATTCCTGCGCCAATCGCTCGGCAAACTCGTGGCCGAAAGCGTCGATTTCAATGCGAGACTTGAGATAATCAGTGACCGGAGCAGTTTCCTCTGGAATATCGTTCCACTTTTCATACTGCTTTTTGGCTTGGTATTTGGTGATACCCTTATCTCTTGCCAAAGAATCATACTGCCGCAGATGAATCAGTTCGTGACGTACCTTGATGGCCACGTCTTCCACCACTTTTTTGGCGTTGATCAGCTCCGGATCAAAACCTTCTTCAGCCATCACGATCTTGAGATAGATCTGGCCCTTACTGCGAGTCGACATGCGCGCTTCGGCGCCGATCAGATATCGATTGGGTTTTTCATCCGACTGCATCTCGACACCGTGATCTTCCTCGCTCAAGCTTTCGGCCACCACTTTGATGTTTAGACCGTGCTTTTTAAAAAATTTCTGCAGTGTCTTTTTAAGAAGATCAGCTGATTCTGTCAGAGCCTCTCGCCCAAATCGATCCTCATTGTCGTGCAGCCAAAAGCCCGAAGAGTAAAGAGTCGAGGTCAGGTCCTTGTACAAAAAAGAATCAAGGGGTGCTTCAAAAAGTTTCATTCTATCACACCTCCTAGCATTCGAGATTTGCCGCCACCCATCGGATCTGGCTTGTAAGAATAGTTATCGCCGCCAGAGTGCACAATAATGGACCTGCCTCTTACGTCTTCTAGAGTTAGCCTAGGCGCCAAAAGAATGGCGTCGATTGTGCCATCTTCGAGTGCATAAGCTCGAGGCAGATCGCCCAAGTGTCCATCGCCATAAGGTCCCAGATGCTTGCCTGTTCCCATTGGATCATAGTGTCCTCCGGCAGCCATTCCAGGCTGGATCTTGCCGTCTTTTTTTCCCGGGCCCACATCTGGATTTTCATGGATGTGAATGCCATGTTCGCCCGGTGGTACTCCTTCAGCCTTCAGTTTCACTATGAGACCTAGGTCGGTCTGTTCAAACTGAGCCGAGCCGACAGCTTCTCCCACTCCATCTTTTGTCAGTCGTCGCAAAATTGCCATGGCATCCACAAAATCGCCCTCTTCAGACTGCTCAAAGAGATGACCGTAGGACTCCCGAATCAATCCCATTTTTTTGTAGTAGTCACTGATCTTCTGAAGATATTCGGGCTCCCACTCGTTTTCGTTGCCGATTCGATCTAGAAAGAGACTGCTGGACGTGGCATCGTCGTAAGTCTGACCCGACTTTCTTTTTTTCATTATGCTTCCGTTTCTTCGTCTGGAGCTGCAGCCAAAGCTTGTTTGAGCTTTGTCAAATCAACATTTTGACCTTTGTCCATCAGTTTAATAAAAAAATCAGCAACCAACTCATTCTGTGCTGTATTGCGTCGATCTTTTTTAAGAGCAGCAATCAATTTTTGAGGCTCGTCAGCACCGATCTGATTTGCTAACTGCTTTAACTTTTGAAGCTGTTGACCTTCAATTGAAGCATCATCTTGTTCTTGAAGCAAACGTTTTTTAAGCTCGGTGCGAATCATCGCTCTCAGTTTGGATTCTTTGATAGGGGGCATGGTTTTCTCCTAACAGGTTACTGCAGGTAAATATCCCCCGCCAGATCTTTATGCAACCAAACGTTCCGGTCCGCCCTCAAATTTTTGGAGGTAATCAAAGACGGCCAGCTCCTTGGCCTTGGCTTCCATGGCAACATCGACCGATTTGCCACACGAATCGAAAGGCTCGTAGTAGTAGTCTGAGTGTGCTGCCAAGGATCTACAGGATGAATCCTCGTACTTTTTGCGGCTGTTGGAGTGGTGGCAGACAGGCCGAATGCCTTTGGGCCATGTCTCGTAAGCCATCAGAAACGCTTCCTCGTAGGTCGAATCCTGAGGTCCGCACGCAGCGTGGTGAGAATCAAAAACGATGGGAATTCCCAGGCGCTTGTAGACCGATTCGTAAAGCATCTTGGTGGAGTAGAGATTGGCCCTGTCGTCGTTTTCTACCGTCAGCCGACAGCGCACATTTTCGGGCAGCCTCTCGAAATTGCGGCACCAGGTGTCCAGGGCCTTTTCTCGATCGCCGTAAGCTGCGCCGATGTGGATGTTGATCTTGGCTTCATGTGTTCGTGGCATGCCGAGCATGTCCATCTGATCGCCATGAATCGAAAGATCCTTCACACAGTTGAGAACGACGTCTTCTTTGGGAGATGCCAAGCAATTGAAAGGCCCCGGGTGAAACGAGAGCCGCTGTCCTGTGTCTCGTGCCAATTGGCCGGCATGTCGCAAGTTCTCTCGGATGGCATCAATATCCGGCAGGTCGCTCCAGTCGTATTCGCTGGCCCAGGGAAACATGGTGGAAGTGATGCGAAACACTTCGAAACCGTTCTCAGAATTCCACTGAATAATCTCTTTTAAGTCCGTGGTGTTCTTTAGGGACAGCTCTGATACATAACCCAGGCCCTTAGCGTCAAATGTCTTACGACGCATCGTGCGATTGGTCATGATGCCGCGGGATTTTTGCAGCGTAAGATTGATGCAGCAGTAACCGTATCGGTTTGTCATTGCTTTCTCCATGGGCAGTTTATTAGATTTTATCACACTTTGGACCATAATTACACGTAACATCGGAGATTTATAAATGAAGCTAGAAGACGTTCTCAATGAATCGCTTGACGACCTGCTGCGCGAGGCTCTGCAGGAAGACAAAGACCAAAACAAAGACGGCAAAAATGATTTTGATGACGTTAAAATTGCCAGAATGAAAGCTTCTGGAATGTCTGATAAAGAAATTCGCAAGAAGCACCCTGATCTATTTGCTGAGTCTGATGAGCTGCCGGCAAGTTACAAAGCTAAGAAGGGCACCAAAAGAGGCGACAAGCTTCGAAAACTTACCGATCGATACAAAAATGCCAAGACAGAAAAAGAAAAAGAAGCTGCTCGCAAGGCTCGAGACAAGTATGAAGAAGAAATCGCTAAAAAGAACACTTACGGTAAACCAAAAAAGAGTAAGTACTCAGAATCTGTTTTAGATGATTTGTTAGATGACTTGTTGACAGAAATCGCCGTGGAAGAGGCTAAGAAAAAGAAGCCAAAAAAGATCAGTAAGAAAGTTGATGCAGCTCTGAAGAAAAAAGCAAAGAAGCACAATGCGCCTTTGGGGGCACTTAAAGCAGTCTATAGAAAAGGTATGGGCGCATTTTACACCTCCGGAGCACGGCCGGGGCAGAGCGCCCACTCTTGGGCCATGGGAAGAGTCAACTCCTTCCTCAAAGGCGGTAAGGCAAGAAAGGTCGATTCTGCGCAGTGGAACCAAGTCAAGAAGCATAGGAAAAAATAGTGATTAATAAGACAAAGTTGGCTGCGCTGTCTACTGTGATTTTTTTCTTGACGGGATTTTCAGGTGTTTCCAGTGGCAAACTACCTGCTCGATCAAAGTTCTACGACTTCTCTGACACTCTGATAGACGGCGAGATCAAGAAGCCGACCGCACTGTACACGGATGTTCGGCAGCAGGTCAAGTTCGAAAGGCTTCTCAAGATTCGGAAGTCCTTTCTGCGCAATCTCTTTGACACGGCAAAAGAGAGAGTCTTTAAGTAAGGCTTGATCCCTTGATAAATTCTTCAACGAATAGCCGAAGTTGTTTTTCAGCACTTTCCTGCATGCTGGTCGTGTCTGTCAGTTTTTGCCAGTGTTTTTGAGAAATGCCCATAGGCACTCCGCCGCGGCGTCTTGCAAGGTCTTCAGGCGTGAGATACATGGCCTGCTCACGAATAAGATTTCGAATTTGCCTTAGGCTAACTTTCACTTATTGCCCTCGGCAACCTCGTTCATCGTCTCTAGCGTCTTCTGAATCACTAGCTGCTCGATGCGCTTAGGATCCACCAACTCGGTCAGTTTTCTGAAGGTATCAACGAAGGAGGCCATCTCTTCCAGTTGCTCACTCAGCTTTTGAATGGTATCATCGACAGCAAACTCGCCGGAAACTGCGGACGTCTTCAGTTCCAAAAAGCCCTGCGTGCTAATGTTTCTCAGGCCATCGAGCTGAGTTGGTTGATTTGCTGCAGGCTCTTCTTTCTGCGCGACCTGATTTGATTGAACCGGTTGATTCTGAGATTCTTCGATGCGCTGTGTCGACCCTGAAGGTTGGGCCGACAGCCGATAAGGCATGTTAAGCGGCGCATCGATTCTCATCTATCAATAACCAGAAGCATCTTCTAATGCTTGTAAAGCCGCCTCAAACTGATCAAGTGCTGCCATAGCGTCGTTCATAAGCTCATGAGCACCAGACATTTTATTCCAAAGCTGACCTTCAGCAGGAAGCGCCATACCACGACTTAAAATTCTATCCGCGCGATCACGAAGAGACTGTTCTCTGTCGCGGATATGACTCCGAAGTTGAAACCTTGTCATGGGTTGTTCCGATAAGATTCGGGCTTTTTCTTCTTGAATAATTCTTCTTAGTTGTTGTTTTGTGATCTTCATTGCTCCACCTCTAGCTTTTTGTCGAAAAGGATGAGGAGTACTACCTCCATTCCCCTGCTTGGTTACCCTGCGGCGTGATTCGTTCTATATCCAACCCTCAGACATTTCTTCAGCTGCATTCACGAATTATTTTTGCAAAAAATTTGGGATTTACATCAACTATTGCAATTTTATTTTTTTGATATGCAAAAGCCTCGGCTAAACTAGCCGACTTTAAAGCTTTTTCAATATTTTCGTCGTCAATGTTCAGGTCAGCTATTTTGGGTCGATTACCACTTTTAGCCCAGCGAAAAATAATATTTTTCACTAAAGATTTTGCTTTGTCGTCCTTCAGTCCAGCCGCCTTTAAGGCAGCAATAGTATTGGAACCAACCAGGTAAATAACGGTCATTTTTGATTGATTTTTTGGCCGTTTAGCCCCCGGGGCACCTTTGATATTTTTACGAATATCGGAAATGTCTTTAACTGGGCCGGCATTAGTAAATCCTCCAGTGGAGGATTTTCTTTTTTTATCGCCTCTTGTTCGCGTATAAGAAATTCGATATTGATCGCCATCAACACCGCTGGAAATTTTTGCCAGCTCAGACTCTAAGCCATCAGAATTAACAAATACACCGTCAGCTTTTAATTTGGCCAATATTGAATCGTATCTAGCATGACGGTCAGCAAATTCCGGCGCGTCTTTATCGCCCGATCGTCGGGCATCGGAAGCGTATTTTTGAAACGTTTTCTTTTTTAAAATTCGAAATACCTTGGCGCCTTCAGGGTCAAAAACAACCACCGCATTATCGCCTTTGGCAATCTGGGCCGGCTCAACTGCAACCGGTGGAATTTCTGATCGCTGCGGCGCAGTTGGAATTTTTACCTTCTTTCTTTTGTCGACAATCATTACATTGACATTTGGCGCCGTTAAATCAAAATCAGGAAGTTTTTCTTTGATTGCCTGAATAACATATGGAATTTGACTGGCTTTTGTAATTTTGGGTGGTACGTCTGAAGAAACTGAATTAACTGTAAATTTAGCAACTCCACCCGTTTTTTCCAATTCTTCCGTGCCGCTGAGTCCGGTGATTTCGATTTCAGTTCGTTCAAAAAGATGATTATACAAACGTTTTAAATTTTCATTGACACCTTCTTCATCATAAAGCGTAATTGTTACATTTGATTCAGATTCGGGTTCTGGAGCGACATTTTCTGCCGGCGGAGTGTCAATTAAATTTAATTGTTGCAACAGCGTATTTAAAGTCCCCATTCGAGATGCCGACTTTGCGCGCTTTCTAATCAATGCTAAAGTACCGCCGGCGGCAACTGTTGAAATTCCAATGCCGGCAAGTACTGGCGCAGCGCCTGTCATTAATGCAACAGTTGATGCAGCTTTTGCAGATCCAACTTTTTTTAAAGTTTTAACGGTTATTTTTTTAGGTACCGATTTTGTGATAGTTTTTAACGCTGCATTCATCACAAATTGATTTAATTTATTTCCGACGCCAACGCTAAAAACATCTTTTCCGGGAAATTTAAGTCTTGCTGCAACATCGCCGCCCCTTGCTGTGCCGCCAGAAAAAAGATTCCAAAGGGAACCGTCCTGCCCTATATTTTTGACTCCAATATCCTCGGGGTTATTAATCGCTGTCTTCATCCACTCAAAAGCTTTTCCAGGATTGCCGCGGCCTTGCGTGAGAGAGGCAATATTTTTCAACCCGGTGTCTAAATCACCACCACCAACTTTAAGAGCTGCATTTTTTAAATCTTCTATAGAGGCATCAGCTCCAAGTAAATTTTCACCAGAGTCTAGCCCCATAATCCTAGAAACTTGCTGGGTTAAACCTCCGCCACCAGCTTTAACACTTCCCAAATTTTTCATTTCCGGATTTGCTTCGAAGTAAGAAGTTTTCATTTTTTCCATAACTTCTTTTGTTGAAGTATCCGTTATATCAGTTGTTTTGGGTATATCTAAAGTGTCCAAAACAAAATCGTGAAACCATGGTTGATTAGCAATCCAACCTAAAGCGCCCAAAGCCGCGCCAGTACCGGCAATAACCACCGGTGCCTTAAGACTGGTCATTCTTTGAAAAACAGGCGAAGATTTACCACGCATAATTTTTTCATATTCAGCGTCCGGATCAATTTCTTCGCCAGAATTCCGTTGTTTTTCGGCCTCTTCTTCAGCGTTTATTTTTTCTACTTCGGCTGCCCAATCTTTTTCCAAAAGAAGATTTAAATTTAAATTTTTACTTTCAACCATTTCGGATGACATGCCGTGAGCATCCGGATCTATATCGCCTTCTATGCGATCTCCGCCTCCAAATGAAGCGTACATGCCTCCCTTTTCACGTTCAGTGTCAGCCATATATTTTTGCACGACAATACGAAGTTGCTCGATAATGTCATTGGCAACTTCGGGAGGCAAGTAGCCGTCTTGACCTGACTTCTTTTGTGTAGCAGCCACAATTGAATCGTAAGTCGATGCGATGGTATTGACGCCTGAAAAGAAAACATTAGCATGTTTATTGACCGGAAATTTTCGATCTTTTTCTTTAGAACCCAATCCTGTTTCTAATTCTTGAGTTTCTTGCTCTATGGCCTTAACCAGATCTTTTACCGTGTCGTGCCCTTCTTTTTCTGAAATTTTTGCAAATATTCGTTGCGCTTCTTCCCATCCTTTGGGTTCTTTTTTAAGCTTAATTTTTTTGAGAATATTGTCAATTCCGCCGGCAAAAGAACCAATGCCGGCTTGAACAGAATCCCAAAAACCCTCTGTTAGCAGAGGCGATTCTGATTCTATCAGACCGCTTTCTTTAAGTTCTGCTATAGTCTTTTTAACAATTCTGGAATAGAGATCGTTTTTTGTGGAGCGATAAGCCAAGTAAAACGGATGCAAAACTTCGTTTAATTGAATTAATTCAATTTTTTCTTCTAAGATTAATCTTTTTTGAGACGATTCAAAAAGCAAAGATAGCGATTTTCTATTTTTAGCATGCTTTTGTATTAAAGCTTTTCTTTCAAAAAAAAGTTCTTGAGTTAAAAAAGCTCCACATTGATAATTGGATTTTACTTTATTTTCGCTTAACCACCCTTTTAAAGGCATACCAGGCATGCCGCGGTGGTCACCTATGCCATAAGATGGAGAAAAATATCCCTTTTGGCCCGTGGCAACATCTTCAAAAACTGGCTCATCAGGACCCCAATCTCCCGGCTTTATTCCGACAAAGCGCAACTCTGTTCCAACTGGCAAATCGCGCTTGCCTTCCCAACCGCCTACTGATAATGCACCGTCACCCCAAAGCCTAGCTGAACGTTTACCTGAATGAATAACGCGATATACTTTACCAGTTTTTAATTCCACTTTAGTTCTCCAGTTCTGTCTTCACGCGTTGTTGAAGCAAATAGCTGTGTCCCTCGTGCACATTGGCCGAGGCAGCCAGCATATCATTGAGCCCAAGGGAGAGCATGTCTGCCTCTTCCAGTTCCGCAAACATCTGCTCGACGAGCTCCACATAGTTGCGTTCGATCTCCAGGCCGACTGCTGCCATGGCCAGCGAGGAAATGGCCGGGGGCGATGGATAGCTCTGTAGAACCTGCAGCGCCATCTTGGTGATGTGCATCGGACATGCAATGCCTTCATCGCCGGTGACCCCAACAGCTTTCTCCACAGCACCGTCAATTTCGTCCTGTATGGCCACGTAAATTCTGCCAAAGATATCTACATGGTCTCCAGCGAAAGAAGCGCCACGTGTGACGTGGTGCGCACCGTGAAACCACAGCTGCATGCCGCGAAGCATGCCGAGCCACTGGCTGAGCCTCCTGGAGAGCAGTGTATTGTCGACGGGCTGTTTAACCGACCCTATCGCTTTGGCAACCAGCTGTGCTTCAACAGCATCGTCTGCTGGACATTCGCGAATCAGATCACTCATGAAAGTCACCTCCAACAAAAACTTCAAGCTCGCCAGGCATGTCCTCGCCTTTGGACTCCAACTTGTACTCCAGGTATTCACGCACCGAGTTCATCATCAGTTGCGCCTGAGCAATCTTATACTCGCACCACTGCGGCAGGTCGTCTTCATCGTTGAGCAGCTGATAGAGCCTGTAAGCATCGACCGCAATATTTCTCAGAGCGCCACGAGCCATTCTGCCCTCTCTCGAATCGGAAGCCGTGTGACCGTAGTCCAGCATTCTGCCTTCGTGCGATTCGTTGATGGGCGAAGTTCTTGTGTAGGGCTTTTCAGGATAAAGATCGCTTGTGTCTTCTGTCCTCGTAAAGTGGTTCTGAGCTCTCATTCGGTACTGCTCTCTCTTGGCATGCTGCTTGACCTGCTCAGCCATGTAGAGATCGCAGCCGTGATCTCGCATCAGATCCGCTTCGCTAACGGCCAAAAGCTCAGTAAGCTCCACCGGGCGGAGGGGAGCGTGAGACAAACATTTGACAATGGCCAGTTCCAAGTCTCGTTTGGCCTCAGAAAGAATTCTTTTATTGGTGTGCATGTGACTACCTCGCTTGGTTGTAAATATCACCGACGCGAGTAGTTTGCACTCCTGTATCCCAAAGATCGCAAAGTTTGAGCGTCGAGCCTGCACAACTCTCTGGTCGCCGCAACTTTGCGTTTGGGAATGTAAAAGCCCTGGTCGTCTCGCCAGACTTCTACCGGTCCTTTTGTCGAAGCCGCCACAGCAAGCCTTGAACAGCCCTGAAGCACTGCTGCTTTTTCTGCAGACATCTTTTTGGGCGGCGCTTCGCCTCGCCTTGCTGACGAGATTGCCGCAGGAGAGAAAGCAGTGTAAGTCCGACCGGATCCATTTCTCACCTCCACAGTTATTGCAGCTTCGTTGTCTCGGCCAAGATTAAATAAGCCTCGACGAAAGGGAACGCCTGAAGATTTTGCATCGCCGTCTCCCTCTCGGCGCCTGGAACGCTCCTTGACCTCTTTGATGAGTTTGAGGCCTCGATTGTAGCGGCCATCTTTTAGTGTTTCCAGCGATTTTTTACTGGCGTGGATCTCCATTACCGGAGCGGTCTTGTGGTCCCATATCATGTGGCCCACATATTTTTCGACGTCTTTTGCACACAGGCGGCACTCGTCGATGGCGCCGATTTCTCGGTCCGCCGCGGTAATTTTTGCTTCACAGTGTTTGCATTGCATGTTGCTTCCTCCTGACGACATTATACCACAGCAGACCGAGAGATTACACTTTAATCAAGATGATCGATGCAGAGTTCAGACTCGAGCACATGAACCACCTGATCGTATTCAGTTGCTTCGTGCGATTTGAGCTTGGCTTTCTTTTTGGCGGCAGAAAGAGCAGCTTTGAAAACCTTGGGATCAACGCGATCTTTAAATTCGGCCAACACCTGTTTTTTATCCTCTTGCAGAAGTTTGATTTCATTTTCAAGGTTCATGTAGCGCTCAAAAAGTTCTTTTACGTCTTTGTTAGTCATTTTTTTTATCTTCCTGTTTTTCTAATATAGCAGTGAGAATAAATGCACTGACCACATTGATCAGTGCAAATCCGTAATTTTCGATGATGAGATTATTAAGCAGCATCACCAGGTTGAGAGAGATGCCGGCAGGCAGTACCAGGTGCCAGATCGTTTCAGATCTTTTCACAGTACTTTTTGTGTGCCATGATAATCGTTCCGTTATCAAGGCTCACCCAGTAATGACTGCCGATACCTCCAATGATTATGCCCAGATCGTTTTTTGCCACGCGCACTCGATTTCCGTTGACAGCCATATTAATATATACGCCTTCAGTCATAGAAACCAGAGGACCCGCTTCGACGGGCAAATCGTAAGTTTCAGCCTTCATCGCTCGCTTTTGTCGACTTTTTCTTGGTAGCTTTCTTCTTGCGAGTCGTCTTCTTGGCCGGCTTAGCTTCTTCTACTACAGCTGCCTTAGTAACAACTACCGGCTCTTTGACTTCGACTTGCATGCCGCCCGTATAACTAACGTTGTTTTCTGCTTTCGGTTTTTCAGCCTTTTTGACTGGTACTGGTTTGGCAAAAAGTTTTTCCAGCGAGCCGTCGACGGGCAGATCAACTTTTTTGCGCTCAAAGACAGCCTTGGCCTCTTCCAGAGTTTTTGCACCCTTGACGAAATCTTCGAGCTTCATCCTTCTTCTCTTCGATAAAAATTCCCATGTTGCCATTTTATTCGACCTCCGTAATCAGAGCTGCTACGCTCATCTGAAATGTGGGATTCTTGGCAATTTTCATGATGTTGTCTTCGTTGGTCTCAATGCCGCGCTCTTCGCAGATGGGCTTGGCAATCTTGCACATTGCTGACAGCAACACGTTGCGAACATTGGAGGGACCGATCTTGATCCCATTTTTCTTGCACTCCACCGAAATTTGCCTGTAATTTTTGGCACCGGGCATTTTTGAAACTGAACAGTACCCGTTGTCAAACGTTTTGCCTTTTGGCATTGCCATTAAATATCTCCTTGCTCTTCTTCGAGGCCAAATCGCATTTTGATGATAATTTTTTCGCGCTCCGTCAGAGTCTGCAGCGCCTCTTGAATCTTGGCCTGCAGTCGATCACCGTCGATTTTTTCCTCTGCCGAAATATCTTCTGATGGGATCATTTCAGACAAGGGTGCCAGACCAGCATCATCTGAATTAGTATAGCGCGGCTGATCAAGCGAAACGGAAGAGGCAGCAGACTGTCGCAGCGATGCCAGCGTCTTCGTCGTCGTATTGAACATGTTAGCCACTTCTTTGTCTGTCGGACGCCGACCGAACTGCTTCTGATAGTCTTTTTCGAACTGTGAAATTTTATACAGCTTGAAAAAAGTGTTAGAAGGCAGATCGATCGGGCCGCAGTTAGCAGCCAGATACTGACGCACTGACTGCTGAATCCACCAGTAAGCATAGGTGGAAAACTTGAATCCCTTGGTCCAGTCAAAGCGATCAACTGCATGCGTCAGACCAATGATAGACTCTTGGAAAAGGTCTTCTAGGTCAACGCCTTTGTTGATGTACTTTTTGGCCACACTCATTGCCAGGCGCAGATTGGCTTTGATCATCTTGTCTCGCGCCCGTTTGTCTCCTTTTTCAATTCGCTTTGAAAGCTCTTGTTCTTCTTCTTTCGTAAGCAGCTTTGTTTTGCCAATAGAATCAATCAACGAAAATGAAGTTGATTTCATATTTTTGATCTCCTCGAGATCTTAAGTTAAACCTTATGTCCGCGATTTTGTGCTTCGGCCTGCAGGTAACACACCTCGACTTCAGCTTCCTGCGTAGACTCGCCAGCTTTGCGCTTCTTGGAAATAATGCGCTTGAGCCTTTTGATAGAGCCAAAGAGCTCGTCATCTGACATGGACAAGACGTCCTCATATTGGAATTTGGGAACTGTGTATGCCATCTTAAATCTCCTTAAATACTGTTAAAGTAGGCAATTTCGTTGTTCTCACTCGAGAATTCCTCTGTTATTATACACCCAATTGACAATAAATTACACGCAACTGACAAACTATGTTCCACTGCAGACACAACGACTGCATGTGGATCAAGTATGCCAAGTTCAAACATGTTTCCATATCTATTATTTTTACCGTCATAGCCGAAATTTACAGCCACACGATTAATTTTTTGTACTACCAAATCGGCAGAGACTCCGCAGTTTTCAGCAATCTGCCTCAGAGGCGACTCCAAAGCGTCTAGAAATGCAAGAGCCCCAATACCGTAAGAGTTTTTAGGCTTGAACTGTTTTGCTGCGCGCTTTTTGGCTCGAGCCAGAGCTACACCGCCGCCCGGCTGTACCCCTTCTCTCAGAGCTGCTCGGGCCGCATGCAAAGCATCGTCGACTCGATCGCGCCTCTCAAACATTTCTGCCTCGGTTGCCCCACCGACTTGAATGACAGCAATGCCGTCACTGAGCCTCTTGAGTCGCCTCTCTGCGATCTTTTTATCGTCTGAGCCTATTGCAGGATCGTCCAGAACTTCTCGCGCGGATTTTGCGCGGCTCTGCACGTCGTCATTTTGCTGCGTGCCAAAAAGTAGCGTGGTGCGATTGGTGACAGTCGCTTTTTTGACGCTGCCTAGTATTTCATCTAGCTCTTCAGCTTTCAGTGCCTGTTTTGCGTCGGTGACCACTGTGGCACCAACCAAAGCCGCCAGGTCTTGCAGAGCTGTGACTCGAGCTCCAGCAAATTCCGGCGACTTGATGACGCAGACTTTTAAGCCGGCTTTTACGCGATTCAGAACCAGTGCCTGAAGCGCTTCTCCACTCACACCGTTGCAAACTATCAGCAGACTGCCGCCCGATGCCGCAATGCGCTCCAGGGCAGGCACCAGAGGCGCCAGAACAGTCAGCTCATCGTTTACCACTAGCACATCAGGAGAATCGAGCTCAGCGACCTGTTTTGCGGTATCTGTTACAAAATAAGGCGACTCATATCCTCTGTCGATATAAGTGCCGTCAACAATGGTTAATGTGGTATCATAACCTTTTGCATCCTGTACTGAAACAGCACCATCAACACCGACTCGATTAATTGCTCTGCTGATAATCTCACCTAGGTCGCGATCTCCGTTGGCTGAAATGGTTGCAACATTGATAAGCTCGTCCTCGCCAATTGTGACGCGCGTTGACTCAAGTTCTTTAGTCACTTCTTCCGCCGCGGCTCTCATGCCGTCCAGCACGTCGACAACGCTGTGTCCAGCCGCTAACAATTTATCGCCGTTATGAATGATTTCGCTGGCCAGCACAGTCGACGTGGTTGTGCCATCTCCTGCCACAGCAGCGCTGCGTTGCGCTGCCTCACGTACCAGGCTGGCACCAACATTTTCGTAAGCATCTTCTAGAAAAACAGAACTGGCTACAGTCACGCCGTCTTTGGTCAAGTGCGGTACTTCTCCGTTGCGACAGATTGCCACGGTTTTGCCCATAGGACCCAGAGTGACTTTGACAGCCGCAGCCAGCTTTTCAACACCGGTAATCAGCTTGGCTCGAGCTTCTTCGTCAAATAACAGAGAAGAGCTCATCCCTTGAGGACTCGCTTATTTCCCTCTGCCAAAACGGTAGCCTTGTATCCCAAGACTCTTTTTTCTCCTGACTTCACATTTTCTGCTACTACCAAATCGCCAGCAACATAAGCATATTCTTCGCTGGTGATCGTCTGTGCATTGCGCAGCGATTGAAGCTGCTGGGCGCTTAAAAGCACTTTTGTGTCAAACTGCATATTTTCCTCCTGCGGCCGTAAATTGATCAATCCATTTTGGCCACGCTTTTCCAATAATAGACTTACAGTTGCGTTTTGTGAATTCTTCTTTTAAAGAATCTGCCGCAAAATCGCTCTGTATACAAATTAGGTCTGATTCTTCCACGTCTTTCAGCGTAATAACCTGTCTGGCCACTTCAAACTGCTGCCTTCGTTCGGGCTTGGCATCTAAAAATTCGTTGAGTGCTTCAGGTGATGCCGAAAGAACGTCGGCGCGCTTGGCTCCCACACCTGCTACCCCTGGCACATTATCAGCAGAGTCCCCTTTGAGAGACTTCCATGTGATATAGTCTGTGTGCCATGGTTCCAAGAATTTTTTCTTTTTTGGATGCCAGAGCCCAACTCTGTCAGAAATAAGCTGAATAAAGTCGCTGTCGGTAGAAACAATAACGACTTGATCCTCTGCATGCACTTTTGTCGCCAGATAACCAATGACATCATCACACTCGTATCTGGGATGTTTAATATAGACGAAACCGCTCAATTGCTTGATCGTCTCGAATATCTCGTCTTTTTCCCGATAAAAGTCTTCAGGCGGCTTATTGGTGCGATTGGCCTTGTAGGAATCAAGCAATACAATGGATTGCACCGGTTTGCCTTCATCGACAATATAAACTAGGCCTGACTGGTGATTCTTGAGCTCTCCCATTAACATGCGAAAGAAATTGAAATAAATCTTGTGAGGCCCAGATCCAAAGCCGAACCTGGCTCGATGCATAAGATTATGAGAATCAATTAGCAGGACTTTTTTGCTTGTCATGATTGCAACTCGGGCGGCAAGTGTACGCGGGCTCTGGTACCATCATCCAAAATTATGGTGTCAGTTGTTGATGAAAAAGAACCCGACAATATAGAATTTGTCGGCTGCGGAAATTCCTGAACATCAAATCGCTCTTGAGCTTTTGCTGCAGCTTTTTCCACCAGGCGATCTACCATTTCAGTGGCCAGTTGCAACAAGTGACTTCGGGCATCATCGATCCTTTCAAAGACGCCAGCCAGCATATTTTTTTGCTGCCATGACTCCAAAGAAAAAGTCTCGCCTTCAGCATTTTCACAAACGTGTTGGATTGTCACGCCGTCGATGGTCTCGTCGGTCTGCTTTCGTACCACCTTGCAGGGCTCGACCGTCTTCGACTTGCCCACAATAACATAAAGCACCTGTCCAATTCTATACATCAATTCACCGCTCCATATTCAAAGGTGTATTTGGTTGGAGTTGTTTGCCAGTATTTGATTGATTTTTCAATCTTAGCTTTTTTCTTCTGAGCATTTGACGAACATGCTGCGAGTCTTTTGTGCAGCTTGTCGAGTTCCATTTCGTTCTTGCTCAGCATTTTACCCCAGAGCACATTGCATTTTGCCGCGGCTTTATGTTTGATCATACGTGACTTGCCACGAGAACCTGATGCCGGTGGGGCAAAATCTTCCTTTGTAAGATCAGTATAGTGCAACACCACAAATTTTTCAAATTGTTCATCGGCTACAATATACAGATAATCTAAGCTGCCTTTATTGCAAAGGGTAGCCCAGTCAGTCTGAAAGGAAATTGCGCCAGACTGATGTGGACTGGTGATCTTGCATTCTAGCTCTTTTTGTAGCTGTTTAATTACAATGTCTGGCTCGCCTGTTTTGCCTGAATTATCAACACCTTTAAAGTCTTGACTTAGCGCTCGAGCAAAAAATTCTTCTTGAGCAGAAGACATCAAGATGTTGCGTCGCCCCCTGTTCTCTTCCAGCTGTAAGCCAAAATTTTCGTGAAGATCACGCAGCTGATCGTAAAACTGCAGCATGCCCTTAAGAGCTTTTGACACGTGATCTTTTGTAATATAACTCATAATAACCTCTTAATAAAGGTAGTACAAATGAATTATAACAACGAATTGGGAGCTTTACACTTTTGTGACTGAATCTCTCACTCTTTGAGTGATTTTTTTGCCGGCTTCAACAGCTTTTGCCATTGGCTCGAGGCCCAATGCAGCACGGACTTGATCGTAGACAGGTCCGTCCAGTTTTTCTTTAAGGACTGCCATGTCGGCATACTGATGCAGATTCATTTCTATCACTGGCAGCTCTTCACCGTCTTGTCCCGGTTCAAATTCGCCCGTTTCACGCGACTCAAAAATGAATAGCATGCGTGGCATCTCTTCATCTTCCGGAACTGTAATAAACGGAATATGACTTGACAGACCGTCGCCGTCAGCATCTTCATAAAAAATTTCAGGAACCCAACGTTGCTTCATGATTTTCCTTTGCTATCATTGCTTGCGAAGTTTCTTGAAATCATCATAAACGCCTGCATACTCTTCGTAAACTTCAATAAATTCGTCTGCTAATTCCCCAAGTCTTTGCTTGCCAGTAGGGCTTATAATATCTTGAACAACTGGATCGTTTTTAGATTTGGGTAAAGCTTTAACTGCATCTTGAACTATGGGATTAGCCTTTTCTAGACTTTCATTAAATTTTTCTTTGATTTGTTTTGTTGCCATTTCAAAAGCACTTTTAGCTGCCATAAAAGCTAATTCTTTGTCACTTATTGCATTTTGTTTATTGTTTTGGCGCGCTTTTTTGAATTCAGGGTCGTTTATAAGATCTTTGACTTTTTGTTCAGCTTGGTCTAAAAGATCGGTCATTTCTTTAATTTTTTCTGGCGGTATTTCTTTCTGTTGCGCCATTTTTTTAATGGCCGCTTGAAATTCACTAAAGCTTTTTGCATCGACTATTTGCTTAGTTGCAATACTTAATTTCATAGGTTCTATAGTGTTTTTCATTAAATTTATGTCAGCGCTGATCAATTCTTTCGCCGCTGGAATCAATTGATCTTGCATAATGCCATAATATTCTAAAACTTCTTCGATCCATTTTTCAGCACTCATATTTGAAAATTTTGCTTGTTCAAGCAAAGCAACTTTACGTTGTTTATTTTCATTTTTTTCGTTGTCTTTTGAACCTAAAAATAATTTTGCTAATTTAGCATTGATTGTATTAAGTTGGGATAACTGATCATTAAGAGAACCTAGGCCCAAATTTTGCGCGTCGCGAAACCTTCTTTCATCTTCTTCTTTATCACCAGTTCCCATAAAGCCACCAAAATCAGATGATTTACGCATAATTGATGCCCAGGGCTCGCCAAAAATAATTTCTGCTGCATTTTTGCCGGCTCTCAATGAAGCTTCAATTCCCTTAGTTGCCAAATAATTGCCGGGTGCTATAGCCAAACCAATCAGAGGGTCAAAAGAGCTTATGGCATCAAGATTTTTTTGCACTAAAGGACGCCATTCGTTGTAAATGACATCATGTTTTTTCTTATAAGAATCATAAGCCTTTTGCATTTTCTCAATGCTTTTAGCATCAGATTTTCCAGAATACAAAAATTTTGCCACATTAAATTGTAGCTGATTCGACATGTCCATGAATGCTAGTTTAAAATTTTTTAATATGTCTTTAAAAGCATCTCCAACACTGGCAAAAAAATCTTCTCCGTCATATTCATTAAGCGCTTTGTTTTCTCTCAGGATTCTTTCGTATCTGGTCTTTGCCTCTAAATAACGAATTTTTTCTGCGACTTTTTTGGATACCATGTCAACCTCACAAGATGCCGGACATCTGCATAGCTCTTATGGAAGACCGACCGGTTCTGCGCGTGATTCTCTGTCGCGTTTCGGTCAGTGCTTCCTTCTTTCTCAGTTCTTTTTCTACAGCGCGAATTTTGCGGCGCAGGACTCTCAGAACGCCGTTATAATATATTCTCTCGTCTGATCTCGTACTGGATAGGTCTCGAGTACGCTTGGCGTCTTCCATTCTCGCATGTAAGTCGTCCAGACATGCCTGGCTGTGACAGTCCACCAATCGGCCTCGCATGGTCAAGTGCTTGCCGTCGTTTTTGGCCTCTGACAGCAGAATGTCTAGGTGATGCACATCTTGCATTATGCACCTACGACAATAACACCGGGTGGCTTAGAGCTGTTGGTTTTTGGCT